ACCAACAATTACATTCACTGGTGGTGGTGGCACAGGATTAGTTCTTGGTACTCCAGTTTTACAAACAGCCACTAATGGTACTGCTACTTTAAAATACGCTGGTGTTACTGCAACTGGTACTGCTAACTTAAAATATGGTTCAGGTTATTCTACTTTACCAACTGTCACAATTACTCCAGTTTCTGCTGGTAGTGGTGCTGCTGCTTATTTCGTTGGCGTCCAATCCGCAGCCAAACTAATTCCATTAATTACTAATGGGCAAATTATGTCAGTTCAAATTGATGATGGTGGTATTGGATATACTTATGCTAACTTAACAGTAAGTGGTGATGGAACTTCTGCTCAGTTAGCTGCAGACCTATCTCCAGGTGATATTAATACACTGCAAGCGAACACTGAATTGTTGACACCTGATGGTCGTATTATGGCTTATCCAGTTATCTCTGGTGGTTATGGTTATGGTGCCGATTTTCCTATTACTATTACTGGTGATGGAACTGGTGCTTCTGCAATAGCCCGAGTAGTGAATGGTAGAATAAATAAGATTGAAGTTTTAAACTATGGAATTGGATATCGCTGGTGTAAAGTGGCGTTTGATCAAGGTGGTGGCTTTGGTGCTGTTGCTCGTGGGGTAATGGCTCCATTCGGTGGCCATGGTAAGGATCCTATTACTGGTATGTTCGCAAAGAAATTAATGTTCTACAGTAACATCTCAAAAGACGCTAACCAAGGATTTACTGTAAATAATGACTTCCGTCAACTCGGACTTATTAAAAATCCAAGAAAATTTGGAGGGTTTGGTAACTTGGCTTCTAGTTTGGCTTCTGCTTGTTATGTTATTGCTGGTTTTATTGACATCAATAACTTCTCTCAAGATATGCAAGTAAACTTAGGATCTGCTACTGGACCAATGTTTAGGATTGTTGCTTTGACAACTACTGGAGTTCTATTACAATCTCTTGACAATGCAGTTCCAGCCGTTGGTAACGTGTTTGTTAATGCTGCAGGAAATACTTTCTCTGCATCAGGTGTAACAGCCCCAACAGCAGATAAATATTCAGGGCACTTACTATTCATAGATAACAAAGTAGCGTTCACTCCTACTGCTGACCAAAACGTGACTCTGAGAACTGTTATAAACTTTTAACATAAATAAACAAATAACTTAAAGAGTAAAAGAATGCTAGATTTCAATACCGAACCGTATAACGACGACTACGACGAAACTAAAAAGTTTTATCGTATTCTCTATCGCCCCTCATTTGCGGTTCAGGCACGCGAAATGACTCAAATGCAGAGTATTCTGCAGAATCAAATCAAGCGACATGGTGATGCGATTTTTAAACAGGGTGCCATGGTTATCCCTGGAGCAGCATCAATTGCTACCGCAACCCAACCTGGAGCTGGTACAGATTACGTAAAACTAATCTCTTTGTATAATGGTGTTGCTGTTGAAACATTCCTTACTAATTTAAATGGTAAAACTTTAATTGGCCAAACTACTGGTATAAAAGCCACAGTACTTCTTACTCAAAGCGCAGAAGCCAACGATCCAACTACACTATATTTGACCTACCTACAATCTGGTACAAATAAAACAACTAAAACTTTTGCTGTTAATGAAGTTTTAATTACTGAAGACAGCATATACTCTGTTCAAGTTGGTTCTGCAAATGACTCTATCGGTAAAGGTTCAACTGCAACTGTTAACTCTGGTGTTTACTATGTTAATGGTCATTTCTGTTTAGTTGATAAACAAACTATCGTTCTTGACAAGTATACTACAACACCAACATATCGTATTGGTCTTGTAGTTTCTGAAGAAATTGTTACTCCAGAAGAAGACGAAAGTTTACTTGATAATGCTCAAAACAGCTTTAACTATGCTGCTCCAGGTGCTCATCGTTTTTACATTGACTTAACTTTAAAGAAACTTGCAGTTGATTCAATTCTAGATTCAAATTTTGTAGAATTGATCCGTGTAACAGATGGTTCTGTTAATACTATTGTGCAGAATACAGAATATTCGTTTCTTGCTGACGAATTGGCTCGTCGTACATATGATGAATCTGGAGACTATACTGTAAGAGGATTTGAAATAGATATCCGTGAACACAGAAACAATAATCGTGGTACATGGACTGCTAATACTGCATTTCTAATCGGTGATATTGTAGTTTATAATGGTGTTACATATACTGCTTTAAACTCTGCAACTTCAATTACAACCCCACCAACTCATACATCAAGCACTGCGTATGATGGTCCAGGTGCAACTGGCGTTAACTGGCAGTATGATACTGCGCCAGCATATAATCGTGGCGTATATTTAAGTGGAGATGAATCCAACTTAGCCATTGGTATTGAGCCAGGAAAGGCATATGTTCGTGGATATGAAATTGAAAAAACTGCTATTACATATATTCCAGTTCCAAAAGCAAGAACATATAATCAAGCCACAGCAGCAGTTGTAGACACTAGAGTTGGTAACTATGTATTAGTAACTAATGTAAATAATCTTCCTCCAATTAATGAACTGGGTCAGATTACATTATATAATAACATTACTGGTTCTTCTAATCGTGGCTCTCCACAAGGAACTATTGTTGGTTATGCTCGCGCACGCTACATGGAATGGCATAATACATTACCATTTGGGTATTCCGCAATCTATAAACTTGGGTTATTTGAAATTCAAATGAATCCAGGATATTCTTTTAATTCTGATGTTAAGGGTTTCGGTTATACTGCTCTAAGTGATGCTAATTTAAACTTTACTGCTGATATTAGCCCAAACATTAGACAGCTTACTGGTTCAGTTACTGCTGCTGGAACAACTATTACTGGAACTAATACTAACTTCCAGCAAGAGTTAAAATTAAACGATTTGGTTTTAATCACATCTGGTGGAACTAGCTACTATCGTAAGGTTACAAATACACCAACTCAAAATAGTTTTACCGTAGATACTACTATTACTGTTACTGGTGCCAATATTTACTTGGCTACAACTCAGGTTTATGAACCAGATTATGCTAGTTTAGTGTTTCCTTTACCAAATGGCGCTATTAGATCTATGCGAACAGCAGGATCAGGTGGGACAAATAATACAACATTCTACACATATCAAAAGTTTACTCAAACTGCAACTGGAACTGCTTTAACATTAAGCACTTCTGGTACGTTTGCATCATCTTCTGAAACTGATAATTACATCTGTGTAGATAATGATGCTACCGCTGGTGGAACTATATTTACACCAGATGCTATTAGTGTTAGCGGTTCAACTGTAAGTATCACAGTTCCGTCTGCCCAGTCAGGTCGTTCAATTAGTGTTATCGCAGCAGTTATTCGTAATGGTTCTGGTTTCGAGAAAACTAAAACTCTTACTACTGCAACACCAGAAACATTCACAACTGCTGTTGCTGCTCAAGCAAACGTAATATACTTAGATAAAGCTGATATATTTAAATTAATCAGCGTAACAATGGCTCCAGGTTCAGCTTTTGGAACAACCCCATCTGGAAGCGCATATACTGTTGACATTACAGATCGTTATGAGTTTGATAATGGCCAAAGAGATACTCATTATGATTGGGGATCGCTAACTTTAAAACCATCATACGCTGCTCCATCAAATCCAATCAGAGTATCATATCAATATTTTGAACATGGCGCAGGAGATTACTTTGATGTAAACTCATATAGTGGAATTGACTATAAACAAATTCCATCTAACTTAAGAGATTCTATTGACTTCCGACCACGAGTTGCAAATAAATCTATTGGCGCAAAAAACTTTATCGGCACTGGTGGTATTGTTTCTGGAACTCCAAAACGTGGTGAATCAGTTACTGCTGATTACAGTTATTACCTACCAAGAACAGATAAACTTGCATTAGACTATAATGGTTTACTATTTGATATCGCTGGTGTTCCTGCGCTAAATCCAGGACTTCCATCAGACCCAGCATTGGGTATGATACTATACACACTAAGTCTTGAAGCGTTTACGTTTGGAACAACCCCTGATAATATCTTGACTACAAAGATAGATAACAAACGCTATACAATGCGTGATATCGGAAATCTTGATAAGCGTATTAATACTTTAGAATATTACACTGCACTTTCATTGCTAGAACAAGAAACGCAAGCCATGTCTATTAAAGATTCTTCTGGTCTTGATAGAATGAAAAATGGTTTTGTTGTAGATAATTTTACTGGAAGTACATTATCAGATAAAGCATCACCAGATTACTTTTGCGCAATTGACATGGCTAGCAATCAGCTGCGCCCTTTCTATACAATGCAAAATGTAAACTTACTAGAAAAATATTCTTCTACTAATGCTAGAGCATCATCCAACTATCAGTTGACTGGTGATATTATTACTCTACCATATACAACTACACCGATTGTTACTCAACAGTATGCATCGCGTTTAGAAAACATTAATCCGTTTGCTATCTTTACATTCCTTGGTGATGTTACTATCAATCCTCCATCAGACGATTGGTTTGAAACCGCTCGAGCTCCAGATATTATTCAAGCAGTAGAAGGTAACTACGATACTGTTAGAATCATGGCAGAAAAGGCTGGTGTACTTGGTACTGTTTGGAATGCTTGGCAAACTGAATGGATGGGTGAGCAGATCCAAACAGCAGCGTGGGTTACTGATGAGCGTCCAAGAATTGTATTAAATCAAACTTTTGCCCAACAAATTGGTCAGTCAAGAACTGGTGTTAACACTGCAATTGCTCTTAAAACAGACTATCAACAAGTTGATGATCGTGTTGTTTCAACTGCGGTAATCCCATACATTCGTTCAAGAAATCTACTTGTTCAGGGTCATAAATTAAAACCACAAACTAGATTCTATCCGTATTTTGACGGTGTGGATATTAGCCCATATTGTACTATTGCTAGTAAATTAATCTACACTCCTACTTCTGGAACTTTTGATTATACTACAAACGTAGGTGGACAGGCTTCAGAATTAAAACGTAGAATCGAAGGTGATTCTCAAGTATGTTTAAATACTGGCGATGTTATTACTAATAACGCAGGAACTGCTTCTGCTGTTGTAGTAAATAAATACCTTGATGAAACTGGTGCGTACTGTCTAAGTGTATTGAATATTATTGGTACATTTACTACAGGTGATACTATATCTGGTTCAATTACTAGTGCGCAAGGAACTGTAGTTTCTATTACTACTCCATCAACAATAGTTACTAGTAGTATTGGTGATGTTGAATTCTCGTTTAATATCCCAAATACAGAATCTGTTCGTTTTAGAACAGGAACTAGAGAATTAAAATTAGTAGATACTAGCACATATGCTGGTGATTATACTTCACGTGGTATTGCTACATACGAAGCTACTGGTACACTAACTACTAGACAAGCTACTATTAACGCAGTTCGAAATGCTCAATTAGTTCAAGAACAAGTTTCTGCAACTCAAACTATCACACAGACTTCTGGAAGAAGAACAGTTATTGGTTGGTATGATCCACTTGCCCAGTCATTCTTGATTGAACAAAAGGGTGGCGCATTCTTAACAAGTATTGATGTTTTCTTTGGAACTAAAGATTCCACTCAGCCAGTAACCTTACAAGTCCGTGAGATGGTAAATGGCACTCCTGGAAAATCAATTCTACCGTTTAGTATTGTTACTAAACGTGCAGAAGATGTTGTATTATCTGCAAATTTTGTAACTATGCCTGATGGTACTCAGAAACGTAGTTACGATACTCCAACTAGATTTACTTTTGAAAGTCCAGTTTACGTTCAAGATAACACTGAGTATTGCTTTGTCTTACAATCAGACTCAAATAATTATAATGTTTGGATCTCTTACATGGGTGATACAATTCCTGGATCTGGAAGAACTATTTCAGTTCAACCTTATGCTGGTGTGATGTTCTTATCTCAGAATGCGTCTACTTGGACTGCCGATAATAATGCTGATATTAAGTTTACTATCAATAGAGCAGTATTTGATACTAATGTTATTGGTGATGTTGAATTTATTAATGACGTTCTACCATATGACACCCTAGACACAGATCCATTCCAAACAACTTCTGGTTCTACTTTAGTTAGAGTTTGGCATTATGATCATGGTATGCCTTCAGGTTCTACTGTTAATATTCTAGCAGTAGATGCAAATGATCTTGGAACTGGCACTATTACAGCTTCAACAAGTAGCACTACAGTTACTGGTGTTGGATCTGCGTTTACTACTCAATTAGAAGTTGGATCAAATCTATATAACTCAGCTGATGTATTAATTGGTAAGGTTGCTTCTATTGCTAGCAATACTTCTCTAACGCTATCTTCAAATTCTGGAGTTGCGGTAGCTGCTGGTGGTGCTTTCCAATATATTAATCCGATTAATGGTATACCAGCGATTGAACTATATACCCCTAAAACTATTAGTAACGTAGATGCAAATTCATATACAGTTAGTGTTGCTACTGCAGCAACTACAAGTGGTTATACTGGCGGTACTCTTGTGAAAGCAAGTAAGAATATTCAGTACGATATTATTAATCCATCTATCCAACTGCAATCATTCTCTGATACTAAATCATCGTTTAAGATTAAAACTACTTCTGGTAAAGCAGTAGATGGAGGTCAATCGCCTTATGTTATTGATTCTGGTTTTACTCCTTGTTTAGTTAAACAGAATAATACATTTTTTACACCAAGAATGATTGCTTCAGAAACTAATGAAAGCGTTCTAATGGCTGGTGCTAAATCAGTAACTTTTGCGGTTCAAATGGAAACTGATAACGACTCTGTTTCGCCAATTATTGATACTACTCGCTCAAGTTTAATTGCAATTAGTAATAAGCTGAACAAACCAACTGAGGCTAATATCAACGTATCTGTTCTAGATAACATTACAGCTTTTACTCATGCGACTGGTGCGTACTGTCTAAGTGTATTGAATATTATTGGTACATTTACTACAGGTGATACTATATCTGGTTCAATTACTAGTGCGCAAGGAACTGTAGTTTCTATTACTACTCCATCAACATTAGTTACTAGTAGTATTGGTGATATTGAATTCTTGTTTAA